CTGAAACTACATATTTTGTGTTTTTTGTTAAATTTGTTTGTTCTGCAAGATTAATTGCTTTTTCAGAAATATCTAATCCAACTACGGAATATCCTTTTTTTGCTAAAAAAGCACTGTCATACCCTAACCCACAACCTATATCAAGGGCATTTGCTTTATCTTGTATAGGTATATTTTGTAATACTAATTCCAATGCTGGATCATGTTTATATATGTCCCAAGGCAATTCTTTTGAATTATTTTTATTTTTATAAAAATGTTGAAAAGACCAAACATTTTCCCAAAATAATTTGTGATCCATTTGTTTCTCCTTTTATAACGTCTCCTGGCTGCCAGGTAAGTTGGTTCTAAGATAGCCCCACCATCTCTGATGGGGCTTCTCCTATTGCTTTGCTTGCTTATGCTTCTGCTATGGCTTCTGCTATTGCTTTGCGTTTTTCGCTGGGAACTGTTCCATCAACTGCTTAGTCTTTGGAGTAAGTCCATGCCAAGAACTCCAATCTTCACCGCCTCTACTCATGTAGTAAGCGATCTTTGCATTGACCACAGGGTTGAGCAATTCGGCATTATTTTCTAAACCAAATTTTTCTCTACGATCTTTGCCTAACTCTCCGATCATGTTTATTTGAAACATGCCCCACGAGTTATCACCTGTGTTTGTATTAGGATTGTGAGCGAGGGGTCGCCCATTACTTTCTTTCTTAGCAACTGCCCATGCTTCTTTCAGGTCTGTGCCTGTAAAGCCTACGGCATGAAGCAACTCAACCAATTCAAGATCGGTTAACTTATGAGTATTTTCATACTTCTTCAAGGTTGCTTCGTTTGTTGTTTCGCTAACTATTAGTGCTTCGGCTCTTGTTGGTGCTATGGCATCTGATGTAGTTGCTACTCCAAATGCTACGGCTAAGGTCGAAATTGACCCACCAAGTATTAAAGCCTTTAGTCTTGCTTGGGCTTTTGCTGATGCTTTGGCTATTGCCTTTGGCATCTGCTCGGCTCTTATTCTTGCGTTTGTTTTCATCATCACTCCAAATAGTCGTTGGCACTTTCAGATGCCTTTGACTGGTGTGAACGAAGGCGGTGTAAATACCGCTCTGTCGTCTTGATCGATTGGTGTCCTAATCGCTCTTTTACTTCATGGACATCTATGCCGTTCTTTAACAACTGCGTAGCGTTTGCATGTCGTAAATCATGAGTTCTAGGCGACCAGCCGATTGCGGACTTGGCTATTGCTTTGTTCCAAGTTGTTCTCCATACATCACGAGGCATGTGGCTCATATTGTTGATGAAACTCCCTTGCTTGTGCTTCTGCTGATGCTTCTGCTTTGCCTTACGGCTTCGGCTTCTTACCTGCTCTGCTTCTGCTAGTGCTTCTGCTTGGGCTTTGGCTTTGCGGTAGTTTGCTACTGCTTGCCTACACCCTTCGCATCTACAACTCCCATGTGTATAGGAGTAGAGAGTTCCATGCTGGAACTGTTTTCCGCCTTTCTCGAATGGTCGAGAGGGCTTTGCGCTTCGTGAACCTTTAAGTTTACCTTCCGTTAAGAGTATTGTTCTTGGAAACATCAGATCATCTTTTGCTATGCCTTTTGCTAGGACATACGCATTTAACTGCTGTAATAGGGCTTTTCCTATCACTAGGCTTCTCTTATGCCCTGACTTGGTGGCATCTATCACCATGAACCTAGTTCCATTGTTGTAATTTGTTCCTAGATCACTAACTCGCCTTTGAATAAAGATTTCGCCAGTTTTGAAATTAATGTCTTTTGCTCTTACTTCCGTTGCTTCACCAAATCGGCAACCACTTGCTACTAAAAATTGGGCAAATAATTTAGTTCCTTGTGTCGGTAAATGCTTAATGATCTCCTTAAACTCATCAGGGTCTAGGAGATTAGATATATTGGCATGATTGACCTTGATCTTAATTCCATGTGTCGGATTGCTCTCCAACTGACCAGCATTAACCAACTTTGAAAACATTGAGCCAAGAGAAGCCTTCACCTGATTTAAGGTGGCAGGTCTAACTCCCGATAGTTTGAGATCATCAATTAACTTAACTAGGTCTGAAGGCTTCAGGGAAGTTAGTTCTCGATCTCCTATAACTGGAATTACAAATCTAGTTAAGACCGACTTATAGCCCTTCTTTGTGATCGGCATTAGATCAGCCACCGCCAGCCATTGATCTACAAAATCAACCACCCTTAAATTAGCCTTTGAGGGGGCTTTTAAGCCCTGCTTCTCGGCTTGTATGGCGTGATACATGGCTTCGGTTTCATTAGCCCATGTGCCAGCCGATAAACGGCGATTTTGAAGCCTGTAATAGCCTGTAAATCTGCCGTTGCGCTTAATCACATACGCCATAAGTTGCCCCCTCTACTGGCGAGTAATGACCCTTCTACTGGTGAGTAATACTACTGGTGAGTAGGTTCTTAATCAAAAGATAAGCCCCTAATCCAAATCGGACTAAGGGCTGAACTATTGGCTACATAGGGAATTAGGCGGTCAGGCTTGGAACTAACTTGGTGGAACACCAGACAAGTTAGTTATTGAGCGTGAACTAACTTTCTGGAATTAAATAAAAGTTAGTTCGATTTACCAACTGGCTTGATAACTAAATCCCAAATCGTGATCGCTCTCTAATAGGGAAGTAATTAAATCAATCGTGTATTCCAGTTGGTAATAGTAATAATCGGTTAGATCATCACCACCAAAGAAAAATCCTTCAACTGGTGGAAGTGGATTTTGAAAAGTATCAGGAGTTAATTCAGTTTCTAAACTGTTTAAGTAATCGCATAATTGATAAAAAACTTTTTGGTTTTCTATCTGATATTCACGACTAGGATTAGCCAAAGCCTTAATACACTCGCTTCTAAGGTTTAATAAATCCTCATCACTTAAATAAATTACTTGGCACTCATCAACGCCCTTGCCACACTTATCAACAATCCAGCCATGAATAGCGTTTGCCTTGCGCCAATAACCAACCATTGATTTAACGATTATGCTTGAAAAATCAGGAGTTGGTAAATCTTTTAATCCAGCAAGATTTCTAATCTCGGCATAAGAACCAGTTTTATCTGTGTTGCTACCCATATATTTTTCAGCATACAAATACATATCTAAACCCATTAGTTGATCTCCTTTACAATATCAATCGCAACATCTAATCCTGATATTGCGCCGTCTAACATCATAAAGTCAGAAGTGCCGTCTTGTTCAGCATGGTTCTGCCTTTTACGCCAAACATGTTGAAGTTGGGTTAACTCTTTAATTGCTTGATCTTTATTCATTTTCAATCTCCAATTCTCTCTCTGATGCCCATTGTTTTATGGTTGTCGTTAACCAAACTGGTGTTCTCCCCATGTATTTGTCGGGCTTGGGAAGGGTGTTGCGATTTAGATAACTGTGTAGAGTTTCGATCTTTAATCCAGTTATCTTTGCTATATCTGTATTTGTTAGCCATTCGCTCATGTTTATCTTTTAACTTTCTGTTTAGTTTCATTAGGTTTAGTTCCCCACTTTGTAGTTTTAGTTTCCGTATCAGCCCATAGATAAGGTAAATCTACTGGCACATTAAATTGATAATAAGTATTATCTTTACGATTTAGATTACTTTGATGCGAGTTATGAAGTTCTAAATTACCAAACCAAAAAGGTAATCCAGTATCAGGGAAAGTTGGGTGTATTGCTACAAAACTGGGCAACAAAGTATCTTTGTAGCCACGATCTATCCACTCTTGGCAGATCGCAATTCCGTATTCACACAAAGCCCTCTCATGCCCACGCCACATTTTTGTAGCGGGGTGATTACGCCAGCCCTGACTAATACCGATTAACGCCCTAAGTATTTGCCACGCTTCAACTCGTTGCTTACCTAATCGCCTGTAATCAAGAGCCTTAGCAGACTTAACAAAGTCAGGATAAGGAATAAAAGTATTAACCATTGATACCACTCCTATATTGTTTGCGAAGCAAACTTTGGCGTTCAATCTCAGTTAATCCACCCCATACGCCATATCTAACTTTGTTAGATAATGCAAAAGATAAACATTTAGTTTTAATTGCTTGATCGCAATTACCACAAAAAGTTTTGGCTTTTTTAATACCAATTACATCAGTTGGATCAGGAAAAAAGATTTCAGGGTCAACTGTTTGGCATGGCGCATCATCAATATCTTGTGGAGTAGGCGTAGTTAATTCAACTGGCTTTATTACTTTTCTTGCTTTAGTAAAAGACACTTGACTTTTAGGTTTAGTCATAATCTTTATCTCCCTTTTCATTAGTAAGAGTTTGAACAAACTTCTCCATGATTTCAACTAAATCATTGGGTTGTAAATCAGCAAACTTCAAAAGTATTTCAATCATGTGTAATAAACCCCATACCAACATCTCAGGTTCTAGGTTTTGATCTGAAATCATTTTGTTTAAGTGTTCATTTGCTAAATACTCTTTTATTTCTTGTGGCAAACTATCTGTTCGTTCTTGATCTAACTTAAATCCACGAACAATTTTAATAAACTCATTAGCAAAGTTAATAGATTTAATTAAATCCATTTGTTCTTGGTTCATTGTTTCTCCTTCATAATTAGTTCATTTAAGTAATCGTATTGAGGTAATCCATTGTTATTTTGATGCCCAGTATCACCACCGCAATCAACGCATTGACCTAATACTGGAACTTTACAACCGCACTCACAATTACACTCAGGCTCGGTGCTAAATACTTCATCAAATAAACTTTCATCAAGTAAATCATCAGCCATTTTTATTCTCCTTTAATTGATTTAGATATTCCGTTTCTATCTTTCTAATCTGTATTCTTGAAGTTCCAAACATACGAGCAACTTCGGATAAAGATTTTTGATACTCAATTCTTTGGTGAACTATTTTTTTCTTTTCATTTTCATTAAACATTACTTACTCCAATTCTATTAGGAGTTGAGTAGGCGCAGATACGGCTCGTTTTATTATCCAAAGCAAATTAAGGAAATAAAAGTCTTGACCGCCCTTCACAAGTGAAAGGAGTGGGGAATGAAAACAAAACCCCATTAAGGTCTTGTGTTAACGCCTACCCAACAATTTTAAGTTAGCGAGAAAGTGATCTCTTTTGTGTTTCTACGCAGTTATAGCAAAACCAAAGAATATCCTGAGAATAGTTATCAGTAATTGTTTTGCCATTATTGCGAACGCCTTGCTGACCGCATTGATCACATAAATCTAATTCGTGATCTTGAACTCGTCTAACAATTTCTACATATCCCATTTATTTACCCCCAAAATAACATTGATCAATAGTGCCAAAGCAATAGTGATCACCAACCCAACTGATGTGTGTTGCTAAATAATAAGTTCCAACCGCTAACGCACTCCAAAAAAGAATACGAACCGCAGTTCGAACTCGGTAATAAGTTTTTGATCTCATTTATTTACTCCTTTCCAAATATAGTTGGTATCTCCAACTATTTTGTTCCTGATGAGTTTTAATTCGGTGGCAACTAGAACACCTAACAACACACTTTTTAATTTCTGATTTAATTAATTTAGAAAGTTTGTTGCTACCAAGCGCAGTTCCGATATTAAACTTTTTACTATGTAAGTGATCAAACTCTAAAGCCAACACATTACTTTCACCACAATCAATACAAGGATTTTGTAATAAATAATTAAATACAAACTCTCTTACCTCTTTGTGGTTAGTTTTGTGTTTCTCCGCTTGTCTGATAGACACACAAGGCTTACAAGCCCCTTCATAGCCCTTATTACCGCTTGCGTGTGATTTAGGTTGAAAGCGAGATAGTGATTTGATCTTGCGACAATAACTACAACGCCTTTTACCCTTAGCAAGTAAGTTTAACTTTTCTGCTTTGCGGTTTGATGAACCTTTACGCATTAGGGCAAAGCAAGATTTACACCTTGCCCTAACTTTGTATTTACCTTGCGTATGTTTATTAAACCGATTAAGTGGTAGAGCAGTAAAGCAACCTATACACACTTTAGTTTGTCTTGATTTAATTACGGACTTATTGGTAGCCACAAACAATCCAATCTAAGTGTCTTATATTTAAGATCACTATGGTTTGACGGAGTTAAATAAGCAACAATAAATCGGCTACCAGTTGTGGACACAATTTTGCCTTTACGCATACGCCCATGCGCTTGAATAAAGACTTGATCTCCAACATTAATGTTGTATGGATTTTTTGTGTCGTAATAACCAATTCGTTCATCAGCAATAGAAATTAATTCATCTCTCACATTTACGATCTGTGAAAGTAAATCTAATCTCTTTTGGCATTTTTTAATAACTTTATTTGGGTCAGTATCACCGCCATACATGTAGAGGGTAGCGCACTCACCTAACCAATTTAAGTTTTGTTTTGTATCGCCACTACCACCGATTTCATAAGCAATACTTTCGTAATAAACAAACGATTTAACATCATTCATGTATCCACTAATATCACTATCAGCCAAATAACTTGAACTTGTATTTCCATTTAAGTCCAAAACTGTCCTGAACTCATAATTAAAACCAAGAATTATTAATTGAAAACCTTTGTAGATTTGTTCATCAAAAGTTATATCAATTAATTTGTGTTGGGTTAATAGATCAAACTTATTGCGAGTGTGTGGTTGCCAAATTGAAGTGCTGGTTTCCCCAACACTCCAATAGGCATCTTTGGTATCAAACTTAGTTTTTAATCGTTCAAGATAAAAACTATCTTTAGTTTTAGTTTGTGTAGTCATTAACCCACCAAGTCTTTTGCTTCAAGAACTTTCTCGATTAATATGCTCATAGTTTTGAGATCAATACTCATCTCTGAAACTTCAATGTAGTTATCTCCAACTCGGCGATTGCGTTGATCAACTGTGATGTTGTTAGCACGATCACCAAGAATTGTTTTAAGAGATGCAATTAAAGAAGCAGAAACTCTTTCGTGGTATTCCCTTGCTTCTTTTTGTTTGCGATCACGCTCTTTTTGTTCCGCTTCTTGCTTTTGGCGTTCCAGTAATTCTTGTTGCTCTCTTTGCGCCCACTTTGGTTCAAGAGTTGCATACTCAGCAACAATATCTTGTGGTCTAGCCAACCAAAAAATAGTTGTCTGTGCTTGTCCGTTAGTTTTGTAATCATCAGAACAAACTAAATAACCAACATTACGAGAACCTTTATTTGCTGGCGCAAAAGCCTGATCATCTTGTTTATCTGATCTATAAACTTTGTATTCATATTTAGAACTAGATACAAGAGTTGCTTTAGCAACATGGTTGCGTTGAACACGATCAGGATTTTTCTTATCTGATGAGGAATAATCCCATGCTGGAATTACGCCATAGTTAGTTCCTACTTTTAGTTCTGCGGATTTCATTTATTTATTCTCCTTAGTTAGAAGGGTGGAACATAGCCCCCCGACCATGTTCCACCACATTTATTTATTAAGCGTTAACTAATCGCCGACTAATCGCATACTTAACGATTGATTTAGCCATGCTAATTAAGTTAAGGGGATTATTTACAATCGCACCAATTTCGCAATAGTGTGATTTTTCCTGATCAAGTTTTACTAATTCATTTTGATCAGCGATATATGCAAAAGCAGTTAATACACCAGCATTACCTAGTTTTTTAATTGCTTCATCATTTTCTCTAACGGAATAGTGTTCCCATTCTCCGTCAGTAATAGCAAAGAAAATACGAACTGGCTTTTCAGTTTCAGCAAGTATTTTAGTTGCGTAAGTGATTGCTTCGGTTGGATTAGTTCCACCCTGAGAGCCAGCATTACGAATTACACCAGTTGCTTTTTCATCAGCACGATACAAAACATTTGTAGCCGTATTGAATGTAATTACTGTGGTGTTTGCGTTAATGCGATCTAATGCTCTTTTAATCGCATACATAGCCCGATAAGCAGAAGTTTCTTTACTGCCACTCATTGAACCTGAATTGTCTAAAAGGATTACGCACTCGATCTCTGTGGCATCATCTTGACCTTCTGACCATTGATCAAAGATCGTATCTAAATCATCACCACGCATATATCTATGCGCCTGTAAGCGACCCTGTGATTGATATTTATTCCAAGCAGGGTCAAAGGTTGCTTTTAATCTTTCTAACTCTCTACTAAAAGATAGAGATGCTTGGAAAGTTTTAGCATCAGGAGTTTGATTATGATACCGAGATTTTTGTGGCTCTTTAGAATTATTAGTAGCAAGAGAAGGTAAGCCACCAATTTGTCTAATGATGTCGTTGATCTCGTTAGCAATCTGTTGATTATCTAATATGTTATTTAACATATCTGATAAAGCAGATTGATCATCAGGAGTTTGATTACCAGCAGTTTTACCATTACCAGTATTTTTATTTTGATCTGTTAAATCAATTTCAATTACTGGTTCTGATTTTAATTGTTCTGCCAATTTAGCATCATCTTTAATAGGTTTTGTTTTAGCCCTATCACGATCACGCTTTTGTTGAATTGGTGGAACTGGGCGAGATATTGATGAACTCTCTATGCCTTCACTTGGTCTATCACCATGACCGAATGGAGATTTAATTGAGATCATAACTTTCTTGCCACCTTCACCAAGTAAATCTTTTTCCCAATCCGCTAATCCGTCTTGGGGAACTTCTTGTTTTGGCATTAACGCATCAAATCGTTTGATTAAATCTTTTGCTAATTCAGTATCGTCAGGAAAAACTAATACACGATACTGGTCAACAATTTCGCAGATTTCATCTAATTGATCTTGGAACTTATATGCGTTGCGTGATCGTGCCAACAATTCAGTTGGTAGATATTGCCGACCACGCAATAAGCCGTAAGAAGTTTCAAATGCTTGTGGGTCGTCAACAAAGTGAATAAGTATTGTTGAAGTGAACCAATCAATCGTTGAGGGATAGCGAGTTGTAAATAGAGTTTCAATTCGCTGATCATCTAACGCATTGTAAGCAAATAAATAATCCATATCTCTACACCATTCAAAGATTTCAGAACCTTCTCTTGGTGTGTAAAGAATGTGGCTAACTTCATGTAGATCAAGACCACGCAAACCAGCAATCTCTTTTGGAGTATTTAGATTGCCAAGTAATCGTGAATTAAAACAAACATGAGAAGCACCTGACCAAGCAGGTGCGTTGATCTCTGCATGTTCAACTTTAACCTCAACCTTACGAAGTGTTAATGCAGAATTAACTCTGCCAAAGAATTGAGTAAATCGTTCAATCCTTTGGCGTTTAATTTCTGCTTCCTGCTTCTCCTTATTTTTTAGATTAGATTGAGTTAGAGCCTCATCTAAATCTAAGAATGGATATTCCATTTATTTATTCCTAACTAAGCGTTAACTGGTTCAAGTAATCCAAGATCGGATTTGATGTTGTATTCGCTACCTTCTAGCAACATACGAACTGCTGGCTTCTCATCATCAGCAAAGTTATTAACAAACACTTCACTAGCAAACTCATAAGAAAGACCCTTAGCAAGTTTCTCGAATGTTTTTAAGATACGAGTTGATACTGGGGTTTCAAATATGGTTGAAGGATTAGAAGCATCATTAACACGAAGCGTTGAACGCATACCATTAGCAAGTTCCAGTAATGAACTTGAACTAAGGATTTGTTTTTCAATCTTTGTGTCGTAGTTGTAAGTTAACTTAATTGCGAAGCGATCTTTCCAAGCCTCATTAAGTAATTGAGTTCCACGATAGTTAGGGTTCATATCAGCAACCACTAATAGATCAGGGTGAGCATGGATAACTTCGTTGTCGTGGCTCATCAATGTAATTGATCGGCGATCATCTAACAAACTCATTAGATATTGTGAAAGATTTTTTGGTGCGTTATTTAATTCATTAATTAATAACACGCCACCTTCACGAACGATCTTTGTTATTGCGCCGTCAATCCACTTTAACTCGCCCTTGCTATCAGGGAATAAGCCACCAGTTAATTGTGTGAAGTCGAGTGCGTTATTAGAAGGAACTGCAAAGAAGTTCATTTTGCGTTTTGATGCGTAAGCCATAGCGGAAGTTGTTTTACCAGTTCCAGCATCACCTTCAATTAACACATTCATTTTGTTTTCAAGTGAATAGTCATACATTTGAGTTTCGGTAATACCGCCACCGAAAGATCGTTCAATGTAATGCCCAGTTTGTTCCAGCGAAGGAACAAAGAAGGATTTGTTATTTGTTGTAGTCATTTTGTTTTCCGTTTCTGTTAGTTGTTAGTTTGTATTACTGGGGAATTGAATTGTGTTAGTGAAAGCCAAAATCAATCACTAACACAAACTTATTTATTTGTATTCAGGTATTACCACATCAGGGTTTTTTTCAATGATCTCTGATGCGATTGCAACATCATCAAGTTGATCGTTTATCAACTCGATAAAAGTTTTTTGTTCAGCCACTTTGGTATCAAGGATAACTTCAACTTGATTAAACAAAGAGATTGCGGTTTCAATAAAGAACTCAGGAACTTCTAATTCCTTCATCTTTATTATTGTGGTTTTTAATGCGGTGCATAACAATCCAACTTCATCATAAGTTAGATCATCAATAACCATTTTTTTGTTTTTCATTTATTTTAGTCCTTTGACTATTTTGTTGATGTTTAAGTTTTTCAAAACATCAAGAGTGTAGTTATCGGAACGAGTAGAAAAGAACCGAGTTCCATTAGATAGAACGAGATCAATTTGGTTAATTGAGATTGTTCCAGTAGCAACGATATTTCCGTTTGTATCTATATATGTATTTGTTTTCATTACTTATTCCTTTTGTTAGGGGGAAGGAATTAAGTTCTATATTAAGTTGTATTGAATACACTATGTATTCACCACTATTACTGGTAAAGATAATTCGCAGATTATTTATTGCCAGTAATAGCAGAAAACACATATAGCAATATGTTTATTTTATTTATTATTAATTAACTTCTTAGTGCTTAGATCAGATTGGATACTGTCGGCATTTGTTATTAACAAAACTATCCATGATTAATTAATAGAAAACATATTGATTATGTTTGCCTAATTCTCTATGTAATTAATAGTTAATTAATTTGCTATCACCTTAATAAGTTCCCGAAGGATTTAATGACTTATTAAGTTCACTAGATTTTAATTTCTATCTAGGCTTTTTTCACTTGAAAATTATTGATCTTTTGCCCCTAGAGGTTTCTAAAAAGATCAAACTTTTATCGTCGTGTGCCTGAGCAGATCGTATCAGAAAATCCAGTTGACCTTGATCACCTGATAAGAGCGAGTTCCAGCGTGGGTGATATGTCCGAATTGCCCGATTGAGCGTGGAACACGCTGGCTCATGGCTGGCTGATCGGGGTTTGGGTGGGGTGATCGGGTCTAAATGGGGGGTAGAAGGCTATAAAGCCCCCTAGAAGCCCGATTAGGGCTATCTGAGCGTGAGAGCCTGAGCGTGGGGGCTAACTGGCGATCTCGGAACTGGAACTAACTATCTCGAACACCCGTTCGAAATTGCGAACTTACTCATGGTGGCGGTGGCGGTGGTGGAAGCAAGTTAGTTGCGAACTAACTTTAATGGGCGTGCATGAAGTTAGTTAGTTAAGTGTGTGCGCCTTGTGAGAGATGTTTAGTTAATTAGTTATGTGGGAAATTGCGCCCGAAGTATTTTTTTCCAGTAATAACTAATAGAGATATAAGAGAGAGATAGATAGATACATGTTCCATGTCTAATGAATAGTTAATAGTTATGTGATGCCAAGAGATACTAATTGCTACATGGAACATGTGGCTATGTAGTTGTGTGTATGCGTTTGATCATGTGAGTTATTACAAGGAGAGAAGGCACTAGGTAATAGTGATGTAATGATCTGATAACAACTCGGAGAGTTGGCTA